AAGAACTTCTTGGTCGATTTCAGCAGTAATTTCTTGGGCTAATGCCGCCATAATTTCTGCTTCGATATCGATACCTTGCTGTGCTTGAGCATCCTGAGCCGCTTCAAAAGTCCAACGAGCACTCAATTTACGAGTTTTCGCTTCAACTGTTTGTTTCAAGATCTGAATGCTTAGACGCTTACCAGCAATACCTTCTAAGTTTGCTGTTGCATCTGCTTTATCAGTAGATCCGCCACCTGAGTAACCTAAACCAATTTGGAAAGGTGATAGTGCTTCTTCGCCTGCTGTTACGTCATCAAACGAGTCTGCATATCTTACTCTTAGTGTGTGGATTTGTCCAACTGGACCAGTCATTGGTTGTACACCTACGATTTCATTAGCGATAACCGTTGGCATAACACGTCTAATTACTGGTAGGATAACTCTGTTAAGAGTAGCAACGTTACCGGCGCTAGAGGCACCTGCAGTAGCCGCCTCTGCCAAATACTTTCTAGTATTTTCTAGAGTAGCGGACATCACAGACTTCTTATTGCCTGTTAGGCCTTCGAGCAACGCAACTTTTGTATCCTGCCATTTACTTTCTAAAAGTTCTGACATTATTTTCTCCTTAATTTAATCCTGCAAGTCTTCTAATATCTACAACATTATCAACTTTTGCAGAATTACTTGCACTCGAACTATTTTCTTCTTTATCGCCTGTTATTTCTTTTGCCTCGGTAAGTGTTGCCTTCTTTGCTACTGACTTGCCATCGATTACAGCAGTTACGTACTTGTCAAACGAACCTTTTAGTTTGTCTGTTGCTACTGATTCTAGTAAGTCTTGCATAATTTCTTTCTGTTCTTTGCTCAAAGGAGCAACTAGTTCAGAAATTGTCTCTTTTCTCTTTGCGGTTTCAACAGCATTTTTAATTTCAGCATCTTTGCTTTCAACTAATTTTGCTTTATTCTCAGCATTCGCTTTCGCTTCCGCAAGTTGTTTATCCTTCAAATCAACCACTTTAAGTAGTTTTGCAGTTTCGCTCTTCTCATTCATGTATGACTGATTGTACTCTTCTGCAAACGTCTCGAAAATCTTACGACCAAAGTCGTTTCTACGTGCTGTATCGATGTCTTCTTTCAATTGACTAATTTCATTGTTTAATGTCTTAGCAACTGTTTTCTCTACAACTTTAGCACCTTTTTCGATGAAGGATGTTTTTACTTTACTTAAATGTTCTTTGGCTTCACGAATTAATCTAACCTTCGTTTCTGCCAAATCTTTTTTGTCTTCGTGGAACTCAGCAATTTCTTTTGCAAGAGCATCGACTACAAATTCTTCAAGTTTGCCAAATTTACTTGCCATAACTTTTTGATCTTCATGTAGTTCAGAAACTTCTTTGCCTAACTGTTCCATTACAAAACCTTTAAGTAGGTCTGCGTTCTCACGCATTGCTACATGGTATTTTGCTCTGGCTTCAGCAAGTTTATTTCTATCTTCAGCAAATTCTGAAATTTCTGCTTGTAATTTTTCATCTAACATTTTTTCCACGGCTTCTACCATATTGGCTTTATCGTGTTCATATTTAGATGCAAACTCTTCACGTAATTCCGCTGTAATCTGCATTTGATTTTCTTTAACTTTGGCATTCCAAGCCTCTTCGATGTCATTCTTGATCTCTTCTGAAATTGCATTTGTTTCAAAAAGTGATTTTAAAGCGTCTAACATCTGGTTCTCCTTATTTCAAACCTTTAATAACTGTGATTAAAGATTCTTTGATGTACTTTTGTGCCTTTGAGTCGCCTTGGACTTCTTTTGCCAAGTTTAAAGCCTGATAGCCACCACGGCTATTTAATAAGTGTTCGTAAATAGGCGTTGGATACGCCCCTGGAGCACTTGGTTGTGCGACACAGTCAACAGTAATGATTTCAAAATCTGAAACCGTATTGCTTCCGTCTTCGCTAACATTCCCTGAACCTCTTGATGAGACTCCTAATTTAACTCCGCTTTCAAGCATTGTTTTAACTAGGATTCCCATCGGTGTAGGTAATATCTTCATCTTTCCATAACCATTTGGTCCATCTGTCCACATTTCTGTGATCATATGGCTTACACGGTCTAGGTTAATATTGAGTCCTTCTGGATGATCAACTTCGCCAAGAACTGAATATCCTCCGCTTATTTGATCATTGAGAGTGTTGACAGCCCTACTAATTTCGCTTACAGGATAAACACGTTGGTTTGCATTACGCACACCACCCTGAATACAAATTCCTTTTAAATAAAGGTCTTTGCCTCCCTTGTCGTTCTCAGTAGTTTCAACGACCATCTTCGCTTGGTCGAATGTCAAGTTCTCACGTAAGTTTAACACCACTAAAAGTCCTCTATACTAATTACGAACCGATAATACTTTTACTATCAGTTCCTGTTTCGCCACTGCCTTTTTTCTCAGCGCCGTGACCTTTGGAGTCTGCCTTCATAGACTTACTTGCTTTACCACCTGGAACATTCACGTTACCCATGTTGTCCTCTTTTGGTGCCATTGCAGATCCGCCTTTTTCTTCTGCAGAACCTTTTGCGATGTTAGAAGCAGTTCCACCCATATCGTTTTTACCCGCTACTGGTGATTTTGCTTTGTTATCTTCGCCTTTTGGCTCAGCAACTTTTTCTACATACTCACGCATTTGTTCTGTATTAGATTTTGCAGTTTCATCTTTCGACTCAACTGGCATTTCTTCAACTCCAAGTTCGGAAGTTGGCATTACTGCTTCATCTTCCTTTTCTTCGTCACCCATGTCATCCATTGGTGCTTCAGAATCTTCTTCGTCACCTTCTTCATCTTTGTCGCCCATCATTTTTTCAAATTCAGACTTAAGATCGTCTAGTGCATCTTCTAAATCAACGACTCTGTCTTCAATGTCTTCGTCGTCTTCACCTTTATCTTCGTCGCCTTCTTTGTCGTCGTCCATTGCATCTTCAACATCATTCATCATGTCATCTGCTGGATCGCCGCCCATTTCAGGTGCTTCAGGTGTAATTTCTTCAATACCTTCTTCAGTTTTTTCATCTTCATCAGTTGCTTCAGTAGTTTCTTCATCTTTATCTTCTGATGCTTCGTCTACTTTATCTTCATCTGCTGAATCATCTTTAGACGCTTCGTCAACTTCTTTGTCATCATCTTCTTTTGATGCTTCGTCAACGTCTAATTCTTTAACGTCGTCTGCTAATAAATTTTCGTAAATGTTTCTTGATTTTTCTACCACTATTTCGTGGAATAATTCCTCAGCACCTTTGCGGTCTTCGGAAACTAATTTTTCGAGCATTTCCTCGAATTTGTTTCTGTCTGCCATTGTAATACCTCCTATAAGTAAAATTTTTGGTAAGGCTGTCAGTAATATTTACATATAATGAAGAAAATACGCTGAATATAGGCTCAAAACACGTTATTTTGAAACCTTAATGTGATTTCGTGAACTGTTTACAGAAGTCTGTAACAGTCATATGGGTTATGTTACTAAAGTTTTTTAGACTTTTAGGACAAAAATCCTCCCCATCCTTAACTACTCTTATATATCTCGTTCTGTGATTTCTTTGGGCAATTATACCCGTTTGACGTTCCCAGTTGCCAAAATATGTCGCATTATCCTCGGGTCTTTTATAATTTAATGTGCCTGCATATAAGTTGTTTACTTTATCTTCATTTCCGCCTGTGCCTGTAGTACCCCTAAAATCAAAGCCTAAAATATATATTGTATCGTGTTTATGCCATGTTGCTAGATCCAATGCAGTAGGGCCACTGCTCCAACCCTTGCTAGGATCAAAAAAATGTAAACCTTCTATGTCTTTGAAAGATTTATTAGGATTAGTCCATACTTGATGTTTCAATTGATAATTGCTTTGACAAATTTCAAGCACCATCTTGGCATCAACGGCAATTAAGTAATCGCTATCGAATGATCTATACAATGCATTGCAACCGTAGATTGCTCCGTGACTTCTTAATGGTTCTAATGGGATGTCTTTACGACTTGTTCCGTTTCCTAGCACGAATGCTATTGACATTTACTACACCTCGGCTGTATTAGCGGCAATTCCGTACATTTGTCTTACGAAATCTAAATCTTTCTCCTGCTCTTCTTTATGTAGTTCAGATGCCTGTCTTGCTTTATTGATTTGGCGTAGTGTAAGGCGTGTTTTACGTGTATCTGTTTTCTTCATGATACTATCGTCCATTGAAGCATCATAGGACTTATCTTCTATTGGCTCCAGTGATTCTTTATCAAAATAAAATAACTCTCTCAGTATCATATA